CAGATAAAGCAAAAATTGACGTGATTAAAAAGGGCAAAATAGAGCAGTCAATAGAGATTATAGAAAGAGCATTAAAGCCGAACAGGAAGCCTTGCCTTGCATTTTCCGGAGGTAGCGATAGCTCAGTATTATTAGACTTGATGTGTAAGGCTGGATATAAGCCAGTTATAATCTGGGCTGATTCACAGATGGAATACCCAGGGACGCAAGAGTATATAGAAAGCATAGCTTCAGGCTATGGGCTAGATTTGAAAATTGCGATATCGAATAGAACTCCCCTTGAGCAATGGGAGGCTACAGGCTGGCCTATGTTGGGAAAATTAGCAGCTCGACTCTGGATGCAAAAAAACAGAGGCATAATGGGGTTCAGGATTAATGTTTCTGAGTGCTGCAGGGCGATTAAGATTATACCGGCCAGATTAATGACTAAAAAATCAGGCTGTAATGTGCAGATAACAGGACAGAGGGGGAAGGCGGATGATAACCTCCGGGGGCTAAGAAATATAAAAGATGGTGATCTATATTTCCAAGTTAAGGATAATATCTGGGTTGCAAATCCTTTGAACGGCTGGACAGATAGCGAAATAAAAGGATATATCCAAGAGAATAAGTTGCCTGAGCATCCGGCCCGGATAAGAGGCGCTAAAACTATCGGCTGCGTATATTGCGGAGGTGGTTGTCAATATACAAATTCAGGCTACCGGGTGTTGCGAAAAACCTGGCCTGAAGCATGGTATAGATTTATGGTAGAGTGGGAAGGAGGATTGATTATTCTTGCGCTCCGGCATAAGACCCATCTATACCATATCCGGATGGCTGTTGAGGAAATAGGCGGATTGGATTATATAGCAAAGAATATGCCCTGGCTGTTTGACTTTACAAGGAAAAAGCCTATATTGGGATATAATAAATAAGATGGCAAAGAAAGCAGGACGAAAGCAAATAAAAATTGACTCAAAACAGGTTGAGGCATTAGCTTCCTATGGATGTACTACATCTGAAATAGCCTCTTTTTTTAGCTGCGATAAATCTACTATCAGCAGGCGATTTGCAACGATTATTACAAAAGGGAAAGATCAAGGCAAAATAAGGCTCCGCAAAAAGCAGTTTGAAGTAGCCATCGCAGGCAATCCAGCAATGCTGATATGGCTAGGCAAAAACGTACTGGATCAGGCTGATAAGCAGGGGATAGAGATTGGCGGTGAAGGTGGCGAGCCAATAAAGATTGAGTATGTGCCGGTTAAAAAGAGAAAAAAGGAAGATGATAACAAAGCAGGTTGAAGTAACAAGGGTATTTGAAGAGAATATCTATGCGGATAAGACTATAGTTGTAAATGTAGGTGGAGCAAGGTCGAGCAAGAGTCATTCAATAACGCAGGTGATGATTCAGAAGTTTATTAATGAGAAAAAGAAGGACTTCTTGACTACCAGGAAAACTAACCCGGCCTTAAAAAATACAGCCTACAAGACAGCTATAAAGCTGTTAAAAGAATATAAATATTATAATGGGCTAGTGCATAACAAGACTGACCAGACAATATACAATCCAAAAAATGGCAATGTGTGGCTATTTACTTCCATCGACAACCCCGAGAGGATCAAATCTACAGAGTTTAATTATATCCATATGGAGGAAGCCAGCGAGTTTACCTATGATGATTTTATGATTCTAAAGCTGCGGTTGAGTGGTAAACATGAAAAAGATGAGCAAAATCATATGTATTTAAGCCTAAATCCAAATGATAGACATGGATGGATAAGGGAGGATTTGATAGAGAAGTGGGATATCGACCTTATAGAATCGACCTATCTCGATGCCATAGAGTTCCTCCCGGCTGAGTACGTATCTGAGCTAAAGGGGCTGAAGGAAAAAGACCCGGAATATTACGAGGTTTATGCGCTTGGCAAATGGGCTGAATTGACAGGGATAATCTGGGGTAAGCCGGAGATTAAACAGATATTCCCGGAAGTTAAGGAGACTATTTATGGTATGGATTTTGGTTATAACCATCCCTCCGTTCTAATAGAAATTGGAATTGATATGGATGCTATGGCGCTATATTTTAGAGAGCTAATATATGAAACACACCTTACAAATAGTCAGCTAATTGATAAAATGAAAGAAGTAATGCCGGTAGAGATAAGGCAACGGGAAATATATGCAGACTCAGCAGAGCCAGCCAGGATTGAGGAGATTTACAGGGCAGGATTTAATATAAAGCCGGCTGATAAAGGGAAGGATTCCGTTAAAAACGGGATCGATATGATTAAGCGATTTAAACGATATAGCTTAGAATCGAATACAAATTTAAATTCTGAATTCGCAGGATATAAAAATAAAGTTGATAAGAACGGAAAGACAATAGATGAGCCGGTCAAATATGAAGATCACTCTTGCTTTATAGCTGGAACAAAAATAATAACCGATGAAGGACTCAAGAGCATAGAAACATTAAGAATAGGGCAGAAGGTTTTGACAAGAATAGGCTTTAGAGAAATCATAAATAAATTTAGTTTAAAAAATCAAGACGTGCATAAGTACAGGATAAATAATATTGATATAGCGTGTACAAAGGATCATAAAATATTTACATTAAATAATGGATTTAAAGAAATATGCTCCTTGACATTGTGCGATATGCTTTATATAATAAATAATAAGGAAGCATCGAAATGTATAAAGCTAGAGCGCATGAGGAAATTATTTTTAAAGGCGTCAAATATAGAAGATATTTGGACTCTAAAGGGAGAGATTGTAGAGTATATTTTAGACCAGGAGGGAGTTATATTAAATTGGGGTATGAAGCGCTGCATAGAGAAATATGGAAAGATCATCATGGCAAAATCCCTTCAGGCTATCATATACATCATAAAGACAATAACTCACTTAATAATAAATTGGAAAATCTTGAGCTTAAGAAGTGTGATGAGCATTTGTCAGACCATGCTAAAGAAGATTGGGTTAATAATAGAAAGAAGAGAATTAAAGCTCTTGATAAAATCAGAGATAAGGCAACTGAATGGCATAGGAGTAAAGAAGGCAGGGCATGGCATAAAAAACATGCGAAGGAGATCGGATTTCCCTATAATAAAAGAAAAATTAAAACATGCCTACAATGTAATAAAGAGTTTCCTGGCTTATCCCATCAAAAGTTTTGTTCCAATGCCTGTAAAAGCAAATTTAGGCGTGCTGAGCGAATTGACTTTATTTCAAAATCCTGCATCATATGCGGAAAAGAATTTAAGGCGAATAAATACCACCAAACTAACACATGTTCAAGATCATGTGCAGCAAAATATCGCTGGAGAATACGAAGGGAAAAGAACAGTCTATAATCTTTCTATAAAAGATCAATCAGAATATTTTGCTAATGGAATTCTTGTAAAAAATTGCGATGCTGTCAGATATGGCGGATATACCCATATGAAGGAACTATTTAAAGACTTAGGCCCAGGGATGGTTTATCACAAGGGGCTTGAGAAGAAAGAGAGAGCAGAGGTTGTAATGGAAGATATAGAGCTGGCTGAAAAGACAAGGCAAATGATAGCAAAGTATGGATATGCTGCACTCGGAGCGTTTGCCTATTCGCTGTCAATGCAGGAGGGCGATTTACGGCTCAGATTGGTTAAGCTTGGATTCAGGGAGCATAAGCCGAACCGGTTTATATATGGCGATAATTTCAAGATGCCTGAGAAGCCGGCAGAGAAGCCGGAGAGCAAGAAAATGCGGGAAGAGCAGGAAGGATGGGTAGTGTGAGAAAAAAAATAGAAAAGATATTTGCTATGTTATTGATTAGCATTGTTGCCATATTTCTATTCTTAAAAGATTCAATTAAAGGAGAAATACATGAATAGTTTAAAATTTAAGGGAACAACAAAAGACAGGCTTGATAGGATTGAAAAGATTTTGGAATATTTAGTAATGAAAGAAGATATAACAGAAAAAATAAGAAGAACATTTTGCTCCAGACCCTTAGAGGATAATCCTGATATAGGTAGCAATGTTTTAGATAGAGACATTCTAATAAGGACGCTCTCGACTCTTAGAAATGAAGTAATGGGATTTTTTCCCGTGATTGTGAGCAACAAGAAATGAATAACAATAAATTCGACATAGGCGAAATGACCGCAGCAACGATAGAACATAGATATTTTCTGTTGACTATTTATACTGGTAGTGAATATAGATTTTATATTTATGCGATTCCTAGGCTTATATGGAGAGTGTAATGGAAAAGAAAGACAAAAAAAAAGAACCGACTAGGAAGGATATGCTAGATTGCTTTGACGGTATGTGCCTATTTTTAGCGATACATGGATGGGCTAAAGAAGATGAGCGGGCAGTAGCGATTCGCAAGTTGATAGAGGATGAAATTGATTGAAATAAAGCGATCTGAACCTATAGCAAATATACTTAACCAAACGCCTATGATGCAATGTTCTATTTGCAAAAAAAGATTTTATCTTTTTTGCTTAATACCAGATTCTAAGGGGCTTGTGCAATACACAATGGATGCTGATATTGCTTGCCCTGAATGTTTAGAGAAAATGACAGATCATTAAAGGACAATAAAATGACAACAAAAGATAACAAATCAAAAGAATATAGCGAATGCTGGGTTGTGACCTCAAAGGGTGTATTCGCATCTAACAAAATATTCGCACAGGAAAAGAAGGATAAGAAGGAAGATGTCAAAAAGGCAAAGGATGTAAAAAGTAAACAGATATCCGAAAAGAATTATTTAGCTGACAATGGGCTGATCCCGCTTCCATTTGAAGTATCCTCACTGCTTAAGCTTCAGGGGAATTGTTCATATTTTGATGCCTGCGTTAAACAGATTGCAAAGGACGTTATAGGCCAGGGCTGGACCATACAGGCGATAGATGAAAAGAAGGAAAACGAAGCTGAGAAACAAAAGATTGAGGAATTCATAGCCGAATCAGGCGGGGACAGAGATGAGACATTCGCAGATACGCTTGAGAGGAGTATTATTGACTGGGGCGTTATAGGCTGGTGGGGCTGGGAAATATCAAAGGACGATAAAGATGAGATTAACGGTATGTGGCACGTCCCGGCTCAAACGCTCAGGGTGCATGAATCGCATGATAAATATTGCCAGATCCGGGATAACAAAAGGGCCTGGTTTAAGCGGTTCGGATTAGAAGAGGATATAAACATTAAAGATGGGGAGCCGATGGCCGACTCCGGCTCGGATGACCAGGCTAATGAAATGATTTATTACAGAAACTATTACACCGGCAGCGACTATTATGGCGCACCGAATATCCTCCCATCAGTTGGATCTGTCCTGGGCCTTATTGCTGTACGTGATTACAACCTGTCATTTTTTGAGAATTATGGCGTTCCGGCTGCTATTGTTTATTTGACGGGAAAATGGGACAAGGGCGCAGCCAAGGACATATCAGACTTCCTTGACGTTGAGATTAAGCGAACTGAAAACGCACACAAGACAATCGTTATGCACTCACCCGAGGGCGGCTCAATGGAGTGGATCCCACTTGATATGAAACAGAGTAAAAAGGACGGTTCATTTGCATGGTATAAAGACAGCTCAAGCGAGGAAGTATTAATTGCCTACAAGATGCCTCCGTATCGGATTGGCAAACCAGAGCAGGGATCGCTCGGAGGCTCAGTCGCTTCAGAGGCTACGAAAATATATATAAGCTCCGTTGTAACCCCACTTGAAAACGTGGTTAATCACCTGGTTACGAAAAAAATTATACAGGATGGGCTGGATTGCAAAAGCTATAAATTCGTATTAAATGGGGTAGATTTAAGAGATAAGGATGCAGAGATTAAGCGACAACAGATGCTATTTTCAATAGGGGCTGTAACCTCAAATCAAATCAGGGAACAGCAGGGTAAAGATACATATCCGGAAGGTGATCAATATCACGTTGCGTCAACCTACGTTCCAGTGGGGGAGGAAGCGGTTGAGAAGCGGGAGGGGGCTATGATTGCCGAACTCGAGGGATTGAAAGCAAAGCTTGATGAGGTGCTGGAGAAGAAATGATCCCAAAACCGAAAAATATAAAATCAGACAAGGCTTATATTCCTTTAGGCTTTTGTCCCCATTGCAAGGAAGAGATGCCAATTGAAATTGACAAGATGACAAAGAAAAAAAT